TTTTTGATCCGGTTCGCTTCTGTCTCACCAACCCTCGCGGCCCACGCATCAAGGGCCTTCTTGTCTTTGGTTGCCGACAGCACGGTCGTAACGCTAGGTAGTGCGTTCTCATTGCCGTCGACGTACTTGCGGCCGTCTGGGCTATCGATGCGCTTTAGGCGCTCGTACTGGTACAGACGTTTGATGGGGATCAGATCAACCATTTCTTTACCTCCTCTCCGAGCACTTGCGTCGAGATGTCGATCTTATCCCGCAGTGCCTTTACGATCTTCTCGTCGATCGTCTTGACGGCGATCAAGTCGATGTACGTCACGTTTTTGGTCTGGCCGATACGGTGCGCGCGATCCTCTGACTGCAACCGCTTCTCAAGGTCAAAGCTATTGCTGTAGTACACGACCACGTTGGCCGCTGTCAGTGTCAGGCCGTAGCCACCAGTGCTGGGATTGCCTACGAAAAAGCGTAGTTTGCTCTCCGGGTTCTGGAACTCCGCCACGACCCGCTGCCGCTCGTCTTCCTCGGTATCGCCGTAGTACGTGCCGACACTCTCCATGCCGTAGTCTTTCTGTAGGGCGATCTTGATGGCGTCGATGTCATGGCGGTACGTAGCCCAAATAATCATCTTGCCGTCGGTCTCTTCGACGATAGACAGGAGCTCATCGACTCGCTTGTTCGGCAAGGACATGATCGTGCCGTTGTCGAGCTTCACGTGACCACAGGTGATCTGATGCAGACGCATCAACTGCGTCAGTGCATTAACTGTAGACATCATGCCCTGCTCGAATTGCGCCAGTGCCATGACCTTCATCTGCTCATAGGCACGAACCTGCTCGTCGGTGAGATCGACCTCACGCTTCACGTATAACTTGTCTGGAAGGTCCAGACACTCTTCCTTCTTAACACGGAAGCTAAACCGGTCGAGCTTCTCTTTGAGCTCATCGAGCTTTCGGTAGCCGACGATTTGTTTGAAGCTGTGGCTCGCCAGGCGTCGCTCGACGACGACCGCGTAGCGCGCTTGGAACGCATAGTACGAAGGCGAGTCGAGGCAGGCATCCGATAGGAAGGCGCATTGCTGGTACAGATCCATCGGTGATTTGGTCACCGGAGAGCCTGTCATGATGCGGCGATACTTCGCCATTTTGCCTGTTTTTTCAGTGTTTTTGCTTCGTTTGCTATTTGGCGTTTTGATGGTCGTCGACTCGTCGATCGACATCATCGCGTTGTGCACGAACAAAAACCTTTGAGCGAACTTCGTGCCGCGTGGCGTTGAGAACGCCTCAATGTTCATCACCAGAATCTTCAAGTCTTCGGTGATCTCGAACATCGAATCAAGCGCCTGCTGCTCCGCCTTGCGTGGCGTTGCTGACCACAGCGCTACACGGTAGACCACGTGTTCAGGCATGTGCTTGGGTATTTCGGTGTCTACCCAGTTGCGGTACACGCCCTTTGGTGCGACGATCAGGACGGCATTGATGCGGCCCTGGTCGTAAAGCATTGCTATATTATTGATGAGCATGAAGCTCTTGCCCGTTCCCATATCGGCGAACAGTGCCGCTACTTGGTGATCCCAAAAGCGTTGAAGGTAAGCAGCTTGATGCGCAAACGGCTTGTTTTTGAATCGGTAAGTCTGTAAAAATTGGCTCATGTTGATCTCGCTTTCTAGCAGGGGTTGCAATCCCTGAAACGCGAGTCTACACTGATCACAGTTTTTGAGAAAGGAGAAATGTCAGTGCCCAAGGTTTATGTCGTTTCTGAGACCTTGCAACACAATATTGCAAGTGCCCAGGATTACGGCCAGATTGAGACGATTTTGCCGCCTAACGCTCAGATTGCGTTTTCCGTTGCCCCGACCGTTCGACGGGTTCAACGCAAACTGGACAAGTTCACCGATAACGATTATTTGTTGTTGATCGGTGATCCGTCTGCAATAGGTATCTGTTGTGCGGTAGCGGCATTTAAGAACAACGGTCGATTCAAGTGCCTCAAGTGGGACAAACGCGAACGTCGCTACATCCCGTTAGAGGTTGATCTTTTCAAGAAAGGAGAACTAGATGAGCCTTACGAGCTTATTTGAGCAAGAAGCCGATGCGCTGCGCGTCCAAGACGACCAGATCACCGGTATCGCAGCCCTAGCCCGTCGTGCCAAGTCACTCGAGAAGCAGATCGAGGACGAGGAAACGACGCTCAAGGGCCTGAAAGAGCAGTATCGCAAGCTGACCGAGGAAGCTATCCCGGAAGCCCTCACCGAGATGGGCATGTCATCCTTCCGCATGGAAGATGGCAGCTCGATCGACGTGAAGCCCTTCTACAGCGCCTCGATTAGCGAAGCCCGACGTGCCGAAGCCTTCCAATGGCTCAGGGACCACGGCTTTGACGACATCATCAAAAACACCGTCAGCGTGCGCTTCGGGCGTGGCGAGGACGAGTTGTGCAACCGTCTCCTCGGTATGCTTGGTCAGCAGGGGTTCCCTGCCGAGCAGTCCGAGAAAGTAGAACCCTCGACCCTGAAGGCCTGGGTCAAGGAACGGGTGACACGTGGCGAGGAGTTCCCAACGGAACTGTTCGGCGCGTACATCGGTAAAAAGGCCGTAATCAAGTCAGCTTAACAAAGGACCACGAATCATGGCTAAAACAGCTTTAGCAGAGAAGAACGAATCATCCACCGCGTTGGCGATTGCCACGGCATTCGAAGAGGATGCCAGCAGCAGTTTTGCCGGAATGAATCAGGACGACTTCGCCCTGCCGTTCCTGCGACTCCTGACCAACACGTCACCGGAAGTTGGCGAGGTCGACGGGGCACTCCCCGGCATGATCTACAACAGCGTCACCGGTCAGCTCTACGATGGTAAGAAGGGCATTGTGGTGGTTCCGTGCGCATACGTGCGTCAGTACATCGAGTGGGCTCCCCGTGGGAGCGGCTCCGGTGCGCCGATTCACATCTACCCGGCCACGTCAGACATTCTCTCCCGTACGCACCGCGAACCGGGCGAGAACAAGGACTACCTCGACAACGGTAACTACATCGAGAACACTGCCAACCACTACGTGATGGTAGTTGACGAGGACGGTACGCCGTCTCCGGCGATGATCGTCATGAAGTCCACGCAGCTCAAGAAGAGCCGCAAGTGGAACAGCATGATGCAGTCGGTGAAGTTGCAGGGTAAGAACGGTTTGTTCACCCCGCCGATGTATAGCCAAATGTACCGATTGACCACGCAACCTGAGTCGAACGACAAGGGCAAGTGGTTTGGTTGGGAAGTTGAGCGTATTGGTACAATTGATCGAGACGACGTTTACGCCGCGTGCAAATCGTTCGCACTGTCTGTATCTTCGGGTGCAGTACGTGGGAAGCACGAGAGCGAAGGTGACGCTGCTTCTGCCGCTGCACCGTTTTAATGTCTTGGGGCCGAAAGCAATTACAGGCGACGATCCACCCACCCTATGCAAGTAGGCCCCATCTTTCGAGAAAGCAGAAATGACCGACATCACACGGTTCAAAGCGATATTTACGGGCTTAGATATCGCCTATGGGACCTACAAAATCGAAGGCGAGAAGGGCAATGGCAAGCAAGCCGGTAAAGCCGTCGTCGTTCGAAAGCCGCCGACCGATGATCTTTGGCAGAAGCATCTGGAAGGTGTCGAGCCGTCGCTTGGCATCATTCCCATTCGTGCCGATAACTCCTGCATTTGGGGATGTATTGATATTGATCAGTACCCCTTGGATCATGCCGGCCTAATCAAAAAGATTCGCAGCCTTGAGCTGCCCCTTGTCGTGTGCCGCAGCAAGTCAGGCGGCGCACACGTGTTCCTGTTCGTCAAAGAACCGATTCCCGCTGCTGAGATGCAGCGTTACCTCAAAGGCGCTGCTGCGCTTCTGGGCGAGGCCGGTCGCGAGATCTTCCCGAAGCAGGCGGAGATTCTGGTGGACCGTGGCGACACGGGTAACTTCCTCAACTTGCCGTACTTTGGCGGCGATGACACTATGCGTTACGCCTTTAACGATGACGGCAAGGCCGCCACGTTGGAGGAGTTCTATGTGCTGTACGACACGTTCGTGCAGGACAAAGACCTGAAGTTCCCCGAGGAACCGAAGGCCCCTGAGTCACCTATAAAGGACGGACCACCATGCCTACAGGCCATCTGCGCTCAAGGCGTCCCCGAGGGGACAAGAAACAACGCGCTGTTCAACATCGGCCTCTATCTGAAGAGGGCGCACCCAGCGACGTGGGACAACGTGCTAGTGGAATACAACTACAAGTACGTAAGCCCTCCGCTGCCAAACAACGAAGTGCAAATGCTCATAAAGCAGATAAACAAAAAGGAGTACCGGTACAAGTGCAAGGACGCGCCGCTGAACAGCTTCTGCAACAGCGGCCTGTGCAGGACTCGGAAGTTCGGGATCGGGGCCCATGGGCCAGATTCACCGCAGCTATCCGCGCTCTCAAAATATGCGAGCGAGCCGCCTCTTTGGTTTCTCGACGTAAACGGTAAGCGTATCGAGCTCGACACGGAGAGCCTCTTCAACCAGATGGCTTTCCAGAAGTCCTGCGTCGAGAAGCTGAACGTGTTGCCGCCGGCTATCAAGAAGGCGGACTGGGAGCAGATGCTGAACGCGCTGCTCACCGAGATGGTCGAGACGGAGCAGATTACCGTTGCGAGCGAGGACACGACTGTCACCGGTCGCTTCAATGACCTGCTCGAAGAGTTCTGCACGCACTTGCAGCAGGCGCTTGATCGTGACGAGCTTCTGCTTGGTCGCCCGTGGACCAACGACGACGAAGGCCGCACGTACTTCCGCATGAAGGATCTCGAGGCGCACCTGAACCGCAACAACTTCAAGGGCATGACGCTCCCGAAGATTGCGCAGCGCATCCGCGAGATCGGTGGCGAGCCGATTAGTCTGTTCCTCAAGAACCGTGCGACACGTTGTTGGCGCATCCCCCGGTTCGAGCGGCAGGATTCGCCGTTCGAGACACCGGAACAAAAGAAAAACGGGAGTCCGTTCTAGTGAGTGTTGAGAAGGTGTTCGGCCCTCCAGGGGCCGGCAAGACAACCTATTTGCTCTCTGTCGTCGAGCGTGAGCTTGAGGCCGACGTGCATCCGATGCAGATCGGCTACTTCGCGTTTACGCGCAAGGCGGCAACGGAAGCTCGCGATCGTGCCATACAGAAGTTCCCGGCATTGAATCCAGATCGGGACTTCCCGTGGTTCCGTACGCTGCATTCACTCGCTTATCACTGCCTCGGCGTGACGTCGAAGGACATGATGGGGCCAGAGCACTACGCAGAGTTTGCCAAAGAAGCCGGAATCGAGCTTGGCGTCGAGAAGGGCGAGGAGGAATTTGCCATCAAGGCCGACCATCCGATCCTGAACGAGGTCAACATCGCGCGCATCAAGGGCAAGGATCTGCGCCAGCACTACAACGAAAGTCAGATGACCATCGAGTGGCATCACTTCGAGTACGTCGATCGCGCGTACCGACACTTCAAGGCCTCGCGGGGTCTCCTCGACTTCACCGATTTGTTGGAGAGAGTCTTAGACGAGCCAGATAGATTTCCGTCATTAAAAACATTAATCATTGACGAGGCTCAGGATTTATCAAAATTACAGTGGCGGATAGTCAAGGAACTCATTGCCCGTGCAGAACGTACGTTCATCGCAGGCGATGACGACCAGGCGGTCTACACCTGGGCCGGTGCGGACGTCGACTCGTTCCTGACGCTTGAGGGCGATATCAAAGTCCTCGACCAGTCCTACCGAGTTCCTTCAAAGATCCACGCGCTCGCCGACCAAGTGGTTAACCGAATCCGCAAGCGGCAGCCCAAGATCTGGAAGCCACGCACCGAAGGCGGTGCGATCACTTATTACAACGACTTCCACCACGTCGACATTACACAGGGCGAGTGGCTCGTGCTTGCCGCTACGAACTACATGCTCACCGAGATGCACGAGTGGCTGAAGTCGCAAGGCTTGCTCTTCGAGCGCCACGGACAACGGAGCGTCCCAGAGTCAATGCTGACCGCCGTCATGGGGTGGGAGCGCCTACGCAAAGGCGGTGAAGTGCCGTTCCCGGTCGTGAAGCTGATCTACAAGTATCTCGGCACCGAGTTCGTCAAGCACGGACACAAGGGCTTGAAGACGGCTGATGTGGATCGAATGTACACACACGAATCACTGACCAAGGACCACGGCCTACTGACCGATGCGATCTGGCACGAGGCGCTAAACAAGATCGGCGAGGACAAGCGTAACTACCTGATCGCGCTGCTGCGTCGAGGCACGAAGATTACGGGCAAGGTTCCGATCAAGCTCTCCACCATCCACGGTGCGAAGGGCGGCGAGGCAGATAACGTCCTGCTGATCGGCGACCTCTCGACCAAGTTCGCGCAGGAGTACGACAAGAACTCCGATGACATCAACCGATTGCTCTACGTCGGGATCACCCGCGCCAAGCAGTCGCTGCATTTCGTATTACCTAAGAATTCGTACAAAGGCTTTCGATTATGAGCACCCTCCCCATGTTTGACCGCCCATCTGAGTGGGTGCCTCCTTCGTCTTTCCCGGACCTTTCCGGCGCAACGGAGATTGCGATCGACTTGGAAACATGTGACCCGAACATGGAGTCGATGGGGCCAGGATGGCCCCGGAAGGACGGGTTCATCGTCGGCTACGCCGTCGCGGTAGACGGGTGGAGGGGCTACTACCCGATTGCCCATCAAGGCGGTGGCAACCTCGATGAGCGCATCGTGAACCGTTGGATGAAGAAGGTTCTCGAGTTGCCGTGCGACAAGATCATGCACAACGCCGCCTATGACTTGGGCTGGCTTCGAGCATCAGGGTTCACGGTCAACGGGACTATCTACGACACTATGCTCGCGGCCCCTCTGATCGACGAGAACCGCTTCAGCTACGCGCTTAATAGCCTTGGCTTCGACTATCTCAAGGAAGTGAAGTCCGAGCAGGGTCTGAAGGACGCGGCCTCGGACTTCGGGGTGCACGCCAAGAAAGAGCTCTGGAAGCTCCCGGCTATGTACGTCGGCGACTATGCCGAGCAGGACGCAGCGCTCACGCTCAAGCTCTGGCATCACTTGAAGGCGCTGATCAAGAAAGACGAAGTAGAGTCCATCTTCACGCTCGAAACCGAGCTACTGCCGGTGCTGATTGATCTGACGTTCCAAGGCATCCGCTTTGATCGCAGCAAGTGCGAGATGCTGATCGACGACTTCAAACGTCAAGAGAATGAACATATCAAGCAGATCAAGTTAATTTCTGGCGAAAAAATTGACATATGGGCAGCCGCCAGCATCGCCAAGGCCTTCGACAAACTCGGGATCCCCTACCCGAAGACCACGACCGGCTTGCCGAGCTTCACGAAGACCTTCCTCGATGGCCACCCGCACGAGATCGCCAAGCTCATCATCGAAGCGCGTGAGTTCAACAAGACCCACGGCACCTTCCTCGAGCCCTACCTGCGCCATAGCGCGGCCGACGGGCGTATCCACCCGCACGTGAACCAGATGCGGTCAGAAGACGGTGGTACAGTCACGGGCCGCCTCTCGATGAACAACCCCAACCTGCAACAGGTCCCTGCTCGCCATGAAATCATCGGCCCCCTGGTACGCTCGCTTTTCCTGCCTGAAGAAGGACAGCTCTGGGCAGCGAATGACTTCAGCTCACAGGAGCCTCGGCTTCTCGTCCATTACGCAACCCTACTCGATCTCCCAGGCGCAGAGCGCATGGCAGAGGCATATCGAAACGACCCCAACACCGACTTCCACCAAATGGTGGCAGATATGGCGGGGATCAAACGCAAAGCCGCTAAGACGATCGGACTCGGATTGATGTATGGGATGGGCAAGCAGAAGCTCGCCAACTCCCTAGACCTCCCGCTCGATGAAGCGGCAGAGCTCATCAATACGTTCCACCTCAAGGTCCCCTTCCTCAAGGGCACGGTGAACTCCGTCATGAAGCGCATCGACCACCCCGCCTCGGGGGGCTCGATCCGTACGCTCTTGGGCCGAAAATGCCGCTTCCCGCTCTGGGAACCGGTGGAGTACGGCATCAACAAGGCGCTGCCTCGCGAGCAAGCGATCGTGGAATACGGACCACGGATCAAGCGTGCGATGACGTACAAAGGTCTCAACCGTTTGATCCAAGGCTCCGCTGCGGATCAGACCAAAGCCGCGATGGTCGCGCTCAATAAAGCCGGCTTCCGCCTGCTGCTCCAGGTGCACGACGAAGTGGCCGTGAGCGTGAACAACAAGGAAGAAGCCCTTGCCGCCGCCGAGATCATGCGCAACGCCGTGCAGCTCGAAGTCCCCTCAAAAGTGGATACCGAGATCGGCCCGTCGTGGGGCGAGGCCAAAGGGTAGTTGCACTGGCATAGCTGCTGCGCTACATTTGGCCCAAGAAAGGAGAACGGGATGAAGAAGCCTTTGGCAAAGGGTCGTCAGTGGACAAAGATGTACTACGACGACTTCAACAGAAAGTTTCCGCGCCTCGGTATGGCGCGGCTCGCTGCTCGCGAGGACGAAGAGGGCAAACAGAAACTCCGTGAGTTGAAGGAGTATGTGTTTCGTTACAGGCGAAAGCGTAAGTACCGCTATCCGGGCCGCTACTCGCCCGATCGTCGCAAAGGCGTGAAGTTCCACAGCGTGATGGTGCCGCTCGAGACGCACCAGAAGCTCAAAGAGATCGCCAAGTTCTACAAAAAGAGCATGGCCACGATCATCCGAGAGCACATCGACGAGCTCTTTGACAAGACATACAAAGAGGCCGAGCTGCTCGCACGCATCGAGGCCAACAGGAAGAAAGATGAAACACCAGACACAGATAAGCCTCGACGTCGATATAACGTATGACGTCTTGGAGCCGATCCAGGTGGCGGATTACGTCCTGCCGCCCATGATCGAGTTAACGTCGGCGTACGTCTCGCTCGAAAAGCCTGACGGCAAGGTCGCGCGTGTGAACATACTCAAGGTATTGAGCGAGTCACAGCGCATGTTGATTGAAGATGACATCATTGAGGAGTTAGTAGGCGAATGAATATCTTTCCGGAACGTGTAGTTGACGATAAGGGCGAAGCGAAGATCGAGGGGGGCCTCACGCTACGGGATTACTTTGCAGCACATGCCCTGACCGGCATCGTGACTCGTGACGATATTGAGTCGGTGTACTCGGCCGTACAGAAGGCCTACCGCCTGGCTGATATCATGCTTGAGACTCGTGACCAATGAGCGTCGTCTCCAAGGTTCGCCGGTGCACGGAATGTAAACAGGTGTTTGTCACACCGGAGAGCTTCCGAACGCACAAGCGTTTAGGCGGGGAATGCCGCACCATCGAGGCCATGGTCTCGATTGGCTTTGTACAAACCCCAAAAGGATGGAAACACTTACCTCCGAGAAACAAATGAACGAAACCACCACGTCACTCGGTAACTGGCTCTACGAGAAAGCGTCCACTGTGGCGGACGTGTACGTGCAGGATTGGGCACGAGGGCAGAAGGCTTATGGACGACGGCCCACGGAGCTCGAGATGCAGGAAGTTCGGATGGCCTTTTACCGTGGCTACATCGAAGGCGTTCAACGATACATACACGACAAACAGTTATGAAGAAAGGAGAGTTACAATGAGTCGCAAAGCTGTACTAGAACGCACACTCGGCAAGAAGGCCGCGAAGAGGTTTTTGCCCAAGATAACGAATGAACTGAAGCTCGAACTATCGTGCGAGCTCGTCGAGCAGATCATGCAAGTGGAACTTCGCAGTATCCACGGATCACTGACCAAGGACCTTAAAGCTCGTAAAGCTGGCAAGGGCATCGCCATCTTCGATCCCGACAAGGATCGTGATATCGCCGAGATATCTAATCACTTGAGCGCTATTGAAACAGTCGCCCGGTACTACGGCGTGTCGTTGAAATAACACGCAATCTTTGTACACTGACGGCCTATGAAGGTCGTCTGTACACAGGTCGACCCTTCAGATCCGGATGTCAAGGAACAACTCGTCGAGCTGCAACGGGCCTGTCTGCCGCACGATACCTTGTACTTTCCCGATCAGGGGGTTTGGTGGCTCGCTTACCATCGGCGCACGCCGGTGGCGTTCGCGTGCCTCTGCCCCTCGGAGCAGACGCCACAAGGTGTCTACCTCGGTCGGTGCGGGGTCACCCACGCCGCTCGAGGCAAAGGGGTTCAACGAAAACTCATCCGCGTTCGTCTGGCATGGGCCAAGCGCCACGGTTACAAGTGGGCCGTATCCGATACGACCGACAACGTACCAAGCGCCAATAACCTCATCGCCTGCGGGTTTAGGCTTTACACCCCCAAAGTTTTGTACTCGTTCGCACGAGCGTTGTACTGGCGTAAACGGTTATAGGGGGTTCGATGCCGTTCAAGGACGAGGCCGTACGCAAGGCCAAACAAAAGGTGTATGCACGGAAGTGGTACGAATCAAACAGACGAGAGGTTATCAATAACTCCAGAAAGGCCAGGGATAAGAATAGAACAGAGTGGATCGCGTACAAGTCGAAGCAGCGCTGTAGTCATTGCCGAAAGACGCATCCAGCGATTATCGACTTCCACCACGTGATCAAAGAGGGCAAGCGTTCGGTCAATAAGTTGGCGGTGAGGCAGAGAAACATAGCCGAGGCGATCCGCGAGGCGGAAGAGAAGTGCATACCGCTTTGCGCCAACTGCCACCGGGTGTTGCACTGGGAGGAACAGCAGGGTATAACGGCCAAGAGAAAGAAGAAATGAAGGAGGTTTTGATGGACGGCCTAACGCTGCTATTGTTTTTGTTGGCCACTGTTGTTATAACTTTGATCCTGCGGTATAAACGCAGGCCTCTCGATAAACACCTCCCACCCCCTAACTGGAGATGTTCGAGAGGCGGAAGAGATTACTTTTAACTGTTAGAAAGCATAGAAAGGAGAACTCGATGGATACAGATAAGACTGATAGTTACGTGTTTATAGCGTTGATTGTGTTACTTGTCGGCCTGGCGTTCAGTATCGCAGGCACGATCATTTACAAAAGCTATTTACGCACCACCTACCTCGAAGGGTCTACCGATCCTATCGAAGCCGCCTGTGCGTTTGACTCAGGCGAACAACAGATCCCGCCCTCTTGCATGGCCTACATGCTCCAACAAAAGGAAAACTTTCGATGAAAGCTCGTACCAAGAAATTCAAAAAGTCTGACTTCACGACCAAGGCCTACCAGTGGTTCCTCGATAACCCCGGTGCGAAGGTCCGTAGCGTCGCCGAACGCTTCAATATCTCCATCCCCTACGCCTACAAGCTGCGGGACAAGGCGACCGGCAAGCCCTCCGCGCGCAAGGAAATGCTGAACCAAGTGCTGAAGGAGATGGACGCGATCGCACCGAAGGCCGATACAGTGGACGCGATCCTCGACTCACGGGCTAAGGACTACGGCGCGTTCGCCGATAACGCCCGGCTCGCCCAAGCCCTCAAGCGCGCCATGGCCGACCACGCCGACGAGATGGGAAGCCTCTTCTCGGACGAACAGTGGGAAGCCCTCGAGATGATCGCGAGCAAGATGTCGCGTATCGTCAACGGCAACCCCGACAAGATCGACAACTGGGACGATATCGCCGGCTACGCCAAGCTCGTGGCCGACCAACTGCGGGGGAGGGTCCGTTAATGCTCCGACCGGCCATAAACAGCACAGAGGACCCGCCACAGCCAGTGGAGGATCTGGCTATGCGGGAGTACATCTTTGCCCTGCGTCGCCGTATCGAGGTCCAGGACTGCCTCGTAGAGGCACTCTCGGAGGAGA